TGACCTGTGCAGGTGTCCGGTCTTGCCTTGTTGTGATTGTATATGCACAATCTTTGATGACCGTCGCTCTCCGGATTCCTTTTTCTCCGATACATGCAAGGACGGACGGTTGTGTCACATCGTAGATGTCCGGAACGTCATCCTCAAGGAACTCTTGCAGGTTTCGCATCGGTGTCCTTATGAGGTCATCGAACTCAAATTTTTCACCATTCAGAACAGAAATCGTGAACACTCTTTCTCTCGCCTGTGGCAATCCGAACTCTCTTGCATCTAAAACCGCATAATTATTCGTGTACCCCAGTTTTTCCATCTCGACCATGTATCTGTCGAAATTCGGTCTCATGTACTTTGATTTCACATTCTTGACGTTTTCCCATATAACATACTTAGGACGCCATTCTCCCATGTTCTCGATGATATGTATTGTTTCCCACATAAGTGAGGAACGTGTTCCGCTGCCCTCGTCTGAACCTTTTCCTCGGTTGATTCTCTCCTCACCTGTCGCCTTGCCTTGGTGTCCGGCGATGCTCATATCTTGGCAAGGCGAACCATGAATCAGAATGTCCGGCTTGAGATTCCATCCAACGACTGTCTGTGTCTTGTATTCGAGTTCATCTCTGAACATGGAATTGTAGGAACGGACTGCCTTTTCATTGATTTCCACATAGTCGATTGCTTTGGTTGGTATGTTGAGATTTCTCAATGCACATCTCGGTGAGCCGATTCCTCCAAACAACTCAAGAATCTGAACCATTGAGACCGCCTCCTCTCGTCACATAATAGAACATGTACTGTTGAATGATTCCGGCATATCCGTCATACTTCTCGACCGGAAACTTACCACCATACTGCTGCTTGATGATTTTATTTATCCATGTATCCACCGGAAAAGCGTCAACCTCGTGCATCCCAAACAGCCGGATGCAGTTGGCGACCTTTTGTCCTATCCCGTAGATGCTCCGGAGGTTCTTGTCACTATCTCCGGATGATAGTGTTCTGAGGTCAATCTTGCCATCCAGTACGTTCCGGACGAGACCCTCAAGGTATTTATCACGGTATCCAACGCCACAGGCTCGGAAATCTGCGTCTCTTAACTGCTCCGGCGATGGGAACGTATATTGTGGCTGATTCTGCCCGTATCCGTCCGGTATCGTGAACCTGCTGCCATATTTCTCACACAGTGTCTCGATGCTCTGCTTTATCTTCGGGATGTTATTGTTCTGTGAAATCATGAACGAGACAATCGTTTCCCACAGAGGTTGATTGAGTATCCGGATGCCTCTGCCGTATTCTGCTGCATCCATGAGAAACCTGTCCTCTTTGTCGATGCTGTCAATGATTTTCTTGTATCCGGTCGGTATATCAAAATAATTCGCCCACTTATTTGCAAATGTGTCCTTGTTGCAGGATAGCTCAATCGAGTGACTGCCTGCTGCCTGTGTTATCTCTATGTAGTCAACCCCGACCACCACTGTGAACGTGTCCTTTTTGGTCGGATGCTCTTTCATCCGGAAACACTGACCGGAATCCGCAATCTGCCGGATGTCAAAACAATCAACTTTGATTTCCATGTTCAGAGCCTCCCTCCATATCTTTCAAGAGTTCAAATACAATATTACGATAGTCCTGTGTTGCAATACATCTCGGTGAGAATCTCGGCAACGGCATCATGTTGATGGTTGCTTTCTCTGCGATGATTGAACGTCTCACCGGAGTGACGAACACATCGAATCCGGATTGTTCCTTGAGCCACTCCTCGAACTCAAGAGATGTCTTATTCTTCTGTCTCATGGTGCATACTGCTTTGATTGTTAAGTCCGGATTGATTTCTCTCATGTTCTCAATCTGCTCTGCGAGGCTGTTGATTGCCCTCACCTCGAATCCTCCGACCTTTACCGGAACGA